CTTATAAGGGCCATGGACTCGCTATTCCAACGAGCCCAAGCTTCGTGATCCAACGGATCACGTCCCAGAGGTTTCATATCCCAGTTCGGGGTGATGAAAGTCCTCAAACGGAATCTGCTATGAGAAGATCTCACAGCAAAAGAGCCGTTACGAAGCCCACCGTAAAGCGCGTAAAGAAGAAGACCATCAGGATTGAAGATCTTCTTCCGACCAAGACGCGGGCATACAACACTCTCGCCGTTTACCAGATATTCATCCGGTACCGGTGTTAGGCAACGATACAAAAAAGATGCATTAGCATCTAGTCGTTTTCGCTGAATAACCGAGAATGGAACATGTATGCCTCCCTCAATAGGAGCAGCACGAGGAATGAGAATGGGTCTCACGAACTTAACTAAATAAGTTAAAGTTCTTTTAAGAGAGATTCTCAACCTTGCCTGCCAGTATCTAAGGAGATTAATTACGGCGAATCGTGAGAATTCATTAGAGAGGTCTTTTATATAAACCGCTCTAATGTTGTGACCGTCATGGAAATCGACGCCACACGACTCACGGAATGGTCCCTTGGAAAAGGACTTGGTTTTGTTAGCGCGGAACCCACACAGCTCGAGGAGACGTATCATTGGCTCAAAAAGTTGAGCTTTAATAATGATATCATCACCATAAACTGCGAAGTTCCCAGGCCTAACAAATTCTCCGCCGTGCCAATTCCTAGACATTGCTATGTCATAGGTCTTATACACGGCTTCGACCATACAGCAGAAGAGTAAAGTCTGCAAGGAGAAGGTAAAACCGTTCCCCATCGAAGACACCATTTGTAGCTCTAGTAAAGAACCGTCTGGCAAGACAGTCCTACTACTTCTAAAAAACTTTAAACAGGACAATATACCTTTCGGCAATATGTCCTCGAGTAGTTTTAGAGATATCGAGTCTGACGCAGAGGCCAAATCTATAGTTGCAAAACTATCGTATTTTGACCCAATGCGGCAGAGCTCCCGGTTGACATCCTGTTGACTTGATAAGTCAATGCCAAAACGTCTATATAATAGGCGTTCAAGACGTTT